AATAAACTTTGTAAACGACCCCGAGAACATCAGAAAAGCTGTTGAGGGGTCGATGGATAAAAGGAACGCTGTTATGAACCCCGCCAACCAAACACCACAGTCTACATTTGATGAAAAGCTAGACGAAATACTAGAGAAACACTCCTATTTCATATATTCTGGTGCGCCCGACTTTTATGTACCTGGCGGTGGAACAGTAGAAATGTTAGACAGTGAAGAAGCCAAACAAGCCATCATCGACCTTGTACTGAATGATGTGATAGGCGAAACAGTCCAGCTCAACGACATATACGGAAATGACTGGAGAAACAACTACGGTTATAACGAAACACAGGTAAGAGACGCTGCAAACTGGTTGAAAAGAAAGCAACGAGCAATAATCAAAGGCGGCAACTATGAAGACTAATACGAATACAGACCAGAACAGTAGTTACGATGTTGCAAACAATGTAGTTGACCTATACGTAGAGTCGCTTAACCAAACGCCGACAAAAGCCCTCGGAGCGGCGACGCTGAAAGAGATGGCCGCCCTCATCGACCAATATGTACACCAAGAAACCATTAGGGCTAGTTTAAATGAAGCAAGACTTGCGGCAATAACGTGGAACGACAGCAAGGACACAGAATCTTTTGCCAACGAAATGAACGAACGCATTGCCGAACTTCAAGCCTCCCTTAACACAGAAGGAGATGATTGATGGAAAGATTTACAGTGCAAGACCCAGAGTGGTACGAACAGGCAAACTGTGCAACTACCGACCCAGAGGTTATGTTCCCCAAGAAGGGGGGTAGCCTAAAGCTGGCAAGGAAGATTTGTGCAGAGTGTGTAGTAGTGCCAGACTGCCTGAACGCTTCTATCATAGAGGACGATGTTCGAACAGGATTTAGGGGTGGGAAAACACCAAAAGAACGGAGGGCTTATGCCAAGACACAAACCAGTGATGGTGGGGCAGGCGAATCTTGATGGGACACTTTATGGGATAGAACATATAGTTAATCCGCCAGAAGTAATTGAGGACAGTGGACTCAAGGTTATACACATGGCGATTAGCGAAGAGGATAGCCTAGTCCCAGGGTTCACAGCAGAGGCGCTAAGACAAGCTCGCAGACTCGTACCAGAAGTGCAGAGCCGAGGGAAACCCCCTTGGATGACAGCAAGCTGGCAAGCGAAAAGGAGGGAGGCTCGTGCAACAAGATAAAGCTTTGTCTCTGATTAAACAGGGACACAACATACTCCTAACAGGACCAGCAGGCAGTGGGAAGAGTTATCTACTCAACCAGTACATTAACTGGGCTAGACACCATCGTCGGAAGGTGGCAGTAACGGCAACCACAGGTCTTGCAGCAGCTCACCTCGGTGGGCAGACATTACATAGTTGGGCTGGCATAGGTGTTAACAACACACTACCAGATAACTATATATATACCATGTCAGATAGTAGAAAGGCAGGTATATTAAAAACAGACGTACTAATCATCGACGAGGTTAGTATGTTACACGACTATAATTTAGATATGGTTGATGAGGCAATGCGTAGAATCAGAGAGAGGGACGAGCCATTCGGAGGCTTGCAAGTCATACTCTGTGGAGACTTTTTCCAGCTACCCCCGGTGGGGAATGGTGGAAGGTTTGTAACGCAGTCAAAGGTTTGGAATGATATGGACATTAAGGTTTGCTACCTAGAAGAACAGCACCGAGCCGATGACTTACGACTACAAGAAGTACTCAACGCAATGCGTGAAGGTGTACTAAAACAAAGACACTTAAAATGGCTTTTGTCAAGGATGAGTATAGAGCCGCAAGGCGATGTGACAAAGTTATACACAACCAACGTGGACGTAGAGTTAGTAAACTCTGCCAAGCTAGCCGAGTTAAGTGGCGACACACACTACTATCTAAGAACCTCCAAAGGAACAATGGAAGCTATTGAATCATTACAGAATAACGTCTTAGCACCAGATATACTGTTATTAAAGCAGGGTGCTATAGTGATGGCGGTTAAGAACGACCCAGAGGGCAAGTATGTCAATGGTTCTACAGGGCGAGTGCTCGACTTCTCGGAAGAAGGCTTCCCTATTGTTCAGTTTGCTAGTCGGACTCCTATAGTAATATATCCCCAAGAGTGGGAGAAAAGGAGCGGAGAGAGATTGGTCGCTGGTATTACACAGTTACCATTAAGATTGGCTTATGCCATAACTGTACATAAAAGCCAGGGCATGACGCTTGACGCAGCTGAGATTGATCTTAGCAAGGCGTTTGTCGCAGGGCAGGGATACGTCGGTTTGTCTCGTGTGCGTAGTTTAGACACTTTGTACCTTAGAGGAATAAATCAAAGAAGTTTGATGGTTTCACCAGAGGCGCAAAGGTTAGATAAGATGTTTAGAGAACAAAGTAAGGAGCTACTGTGAGCAGGTATACAAAGGTAAAAGTTTGCGGAGGCGTTAATTGCAATGAGTTCGAGATTTTACTAGTAGATGTAACTCCTAAATAAGAAAAGACCCCAACATAAAGTCAGGGTCTTTAGGAGAAAGGAGTTAGGTGTAGTGTAACGACAAAGAAACCACTACATCTCCTACTATATCACACCGGTGTATAAAAGTCAATAATATTAAGCAATATTGTAAACGTAATGTAAATTCTACAACACATTATTCGCTAAAAGTATTGACATACGCTACTCAGTGTGCTATACTAAAAGTATAAACATAAGAAAGGAGAGCAATGGTATATGTAATTGCCATACTACTTACAGTGGTATGTGTACTTACGTTTCCGTTCATAAGGAAGCATGACTATTAAAAGACTGACAATTGAATCGACAATTCCTACAGTGCAATACGGTAACGTAAGAACACTGTTTGAAGGTGAAATTGATGAAGGCGAGACATTTGAAGATGTTAGAAACGATATCTTACGTGAGACTAAGAAAATATCTGACATGGTAGCTGGTGAAGTTTACACATTCGATGTGAGGGGACTGCCTGTTTCGCAGGGTATTCCGCAACCAGAAGTACTGAATACTTCGACAAAACAGCTAACAAGTGAATTGACAGGCGTATCGGTATTCTATAATGATGCCCTACACGCCTACACTGATGCAGAGGGTAACAAGTACCTTAGTGGTTCTAAGTTCCCAGAAAAATTCTACGCAGACTTCGATAGTCAAATGATTATTGATAAGCTAGTCGCAAAGTACCCAGGTATGAGTGGACTAGAGATTGCAGAGATGTGGAAACGAAATGGTGAAGCGAGTACTTCATTGGGTTCTGCTGTTCACGCAGCACTAGAGAACTTCGACAAACACTCGACCATGGGTGAAATCATGGGCGGTGACGACGCTAACAAAGCGTTAAGTAAAAACTTCCTCATTCGTACAATTGTAGAGAAATTCCACGAGGGTAGAGGCGCAGAGGACGTGTTAAGTGAAGCTTTCGTTGCCAACGAAGAGTTTAAGCTTGCAGGTACTATTGACCGACTTCTATTCGTAGATCGTGAGAAGAAGATTGTTCGTGTACAAGACTATAAGACTGATGGTAATATCCAAGATAAGAAATATCAAGTCAAGGATTCACCAATGAAGGGCAAAGTACCTAACACATTGTTGGGCTACCACTTACTACAGTTGAGCTTTTATGCGTTCATTTTGAAAGAAGCAGGTTACACAGTTGAGGGACTAGATATATTCTGGCTCAACACAGAGAAACTCGTCGGGGGCAAAGAAAACCCCTGGGAGACATTTAGCCACGACGTAGTGGACATCACAGAAACCATTAAGGAGAAATAATGAGTACAAAAAAAGATTTACAAGCATTAGATATGGAAACACAATACGGTTTCGACAACGTAAAGAAAGATATCATCTTCCTGTTTAACATTGTTGAAGCAGAGAAACGTGCATCCGCAGAACGATTTAACAACTTTGAACGTGCCCTTAAACGCACAATCAGGGAGTTGACCCGTACACATCGTAAGAGTGCAATCACTGGACAGCTTTACCCAACCATTTATGGCAAAGTAAAAGCTCTCGCAGAACAAGCAGGCATTGAGTTTGCAGTAGAGCCACGTGTCGTCACGCCTACCAAGGTTGTAGCACAGAAGAAAGTGGCAGTTAAGAAAGCGAGTAAATAATGGCTCAAGAATATACAGTAACAAATGCCTTTCAGCAAACGGTTAGTAAAGAAGACAAAACCCCGAAGTCCTTTACTAGTCACGGAAAGACATTATACCCATGGTTTATGGCGCTCGATGGCGTAGACGGATGGGTCAGCATTAACAAGCAAGAGGGTAACGTAATCACACCTGGAGATGTTATCTATGGTAACATTCAACAGAACCAGTGGGGCAAAAACGAGTTCAAGTCTGAATCTCGTCCACTCGGTAATCTGCCTACTCCGCCACGAGCACCACAACCTATCCCAGAGGGTACTAGTGACCTAGAGGCTAAGATTGATTACTTGACAACATTAGTAGAACAACTTGTTGAACAACGACAAGACGTAATTTTGGAAGACATTGAAGACAAGCCGATTGACCTGTCTGAGATTCCTTTCTAGGAGACAACCATGAATGATAAGCAACTAGGTGAAATGCTGGTTAACATCGCTACGATAAATAATCAGCTCACTAACGAGGCGTTCCTTAAAAGCTTGACTGGAGATATACTGTCATACACAGCAGTCAAATTAGCCGCTATGAAGGCTAGCATTTTGGACCTCAAGGTTGCTGCTCAAGAACACATGCTTTATATGGAGGTTGAACTTGGGCGCTCGAAAGCTCAAGCCTTCCTTCGCTATAAAGCAGAGCACGGCGTAACTGCTGCTGCTGACTTAAAGAATATGGACGAAGATTATATCGAAGCTCAGAAAGAACACAACAAGGCTAAAGTTCAATACGAACGGCTAAAAAGCGTTGTGGCTGACACACATGATACAATCGAGGCTATCCGCAGTCGTGTAATTGATATGCAAGGCGCTCGTAGAGACGAACGCTAATGGGTTTCCAAGATATGTTGCCTATCGTACACGAGGCAGCGAGCCGTAAAGGCGGACGTGTACAAACACGCAAAGGGCTGGCTACTCTATCGGACGAAAGAAAGAAAGAGATAGCTACCCTAGGCGGGAAAGTGAAATATGACAATAGTCGTAGAACAACAAAGTCACAGGGCGAGGAAAGTACAAGTTACAGTCCTCCGAGGGTGGCTGACATACCTGGAGTATTAGATGAACAAGTACAGGAATAAATTTGAAAGCAATACAGGCGCAGCACTTGAGGCGAGTGGTATAGAGTTTACATACGAATCGGAAAGACTTGAATACACTGTATCTGGCAAGTACATTCCTGACTTTATTATACAGACAAAAAGTGGAAAGATATATGTGGAGACTAAGGGAAATGGGCGTTCATTCGATGGTCCAAGTAGGCGAAAGCTTATAGCGGTCAAAGCGCAACACCCGGATATCGACTTACGCATAGTCTTCTACTCCAATGGTAATATCGGACCCAAGAGAAAAGATGGTTC